TAGCACGTGGCATGGATGGTGTTGCTGGACCGCCAGCATCTGGTTCGCCTTCTGGTTCGTCGATATTTGCTGGAAGATGAGCTTGTCTCGGATTTAGAATGTCATCCATATCGTCAAAATCGGAGAATGACTGCTTTGTCTTAGTTGGCTTTGCTTCTTCGTCAACTGTTCCGCCCATAACCTGGCCGTGAATCTTTCTCAAAGATTCCACATCAGTAAAATTAGCAAGTTCTCCATGAGTATAATTCTTGCCGGCTTTGCTTAGTCCCATATCTTGCATATACTTGATGGCGCTAATCATATCAAACGCATCGTTTGTGTCTTCTTCACTAGGCTCATCCGAGTCGAGTTGGTCGGCAGCCACCATGTCATCCTGCGAAGGATCCTGCATATCATCCATCTCGGGATCATACCAGTCACCCTCGTCAACTTCACCAAAATGTTCCTGGGAATAACGACCAGCCTTACCATATGCATCAGTTGTTGTGTCTGGCATCATTGGTTGTTCGTCAAGATTATCGTCGCCGTATGTCATAGGAGACTTTTGTCCGCCTGTTGGGCGTACTTCAGTCTTTTGAACGATATCGCCTAGCTTAACGCCCTTACCGGACTTTGGCTTTTCAACAAATTCCTGTTCTTCTTCGTCAACCAATGGAAGTTCGACTTCCATTTCGTCTGCGCCCATTGCTGGATCTTGCATTCCAGGTCCTACAGGAGCAATAGGTTCCGAAGGCATCATATTTCTTTCTTGATCGTTCATTGCGTTTGGATCAGGGAAGCAAACAGAGCAATCCCACGACCCGCACTGGCAATCGCCGCCAGCAGGAACTACTTCTGCCAACTCTTGTACACCTTCTGTAGACAATGCTTCTTCAACAGCACTCATCCACTTACTAAATTCATCACGTTGGTCCATTACAGGTTCCTCTTTATCAATCTTTACATTTTGTGCGCCAAGAGACATCGGTGATAGTACACCGTCATTATCTGTTTGGCTAAAATTGTCTTTTGCATCTTGTTCTAACACGGCTGCTACATTTTCAACCGGTACTACTATCTCTTTGCTATCAAAGCTTAGGATACAATCTTTTCCAGTTGTTCCATAAGCAATAAACACACCAAATCCTGGTCCAATAACGGAGCCGTACACATCGGCAATCTTTACCAAGTCACCTGCACGGAATTCAGGCTTGTCACGCTGAGTTCCAATGGTATCTTGATTAACACTAGAATGGAACCAGTCGTTACCCTTCTGATATGGATCCTCGTAGTCGCGTTCTGGTGCTGAAAAGTCATCTGCGGAAAGTTCTCTAGCGATGCCCTTGATATCTACCATAGCACCATCTTGTGTACTATGCATAAATCTTCCTGTGCCGCCGCCAACTCGTGGATCGACCATCAATGTGGCGTCCTGCTTAAACATTACTTCCTTAGAGGGCTGTTCTGGAAACACTGCTGGAACGCTTTCCATAATTTTGAGCCACTTTCTAATATCCGACATGTAATACGTCCTTGTTATGATTTAGTATTTATCAAGGATCGGGCATATCGCGGCCATAAAAAAAGGACGCTCGAAAGCGCCCTTCATCGGAGTGGTTTTGCCTACTTCTTTAGTACATTTGGTACCAGCATTTGTGTACGCCAGTGACTTTCGTCGTCAACGTGCCCCTTTCTGACATATTTTGCAACACTCTTATCGAAGTTATCGTATGCAAACTTATCAGCAAGGCGAATAACAAAGCCTTCGTCTTTCCCCGGATCTAATCCTTCATGGAGTTTTCTGATTTTAGCTTCATCCCATATGTCATCATAGATAACATAGACAGGTTCGATACCAAGCAATGCGAAATAGTGCAGAGTTTCATCCCAACTGAGACACATGTTATCGTCATCCCAGATCGAAAAGCCCATGAAATACGAGGGCAGGTCTGTGTAGTGGATCGCGTGCTTGGCCCACAGGTTCTCGCCGCAAATTCGCCAATTTTCGGGAATATCGTGCGCTATCTGTGCATGTAGTTGCTTGACCCAGTCTCGGTCAATGCCACCCCTGCTGTCTAAACTGCGAGCATGGGTGTAATCTTTACCCAAAGTTGTATTCTCGCCGTCCATTTTCTTAGATCCGATCGCTCTTTTACCCACAAAGTGGGAAAGGTCCGTTAGGACCTTGTCATCACTCGTGAATCCTGGACTCCAGGGTAGGTGATAAGTTCTCGGATACTTGATTTTCATCTGCAAATCTTCTGAATGTCGTCTGCCGACCTTCCTACCTTCATTGCATCTACTCTACATTGATTCTTTGCATAGCTTTCGTATGCCATACCACCCATTGACAGAAAGAACATTATGGCAACGGTAGCCATTAGGTAGCGTTCCATTATCGACAAGCCCTCAGAACTTCTTCGCCCTTCATGCCAGCTTTGATAGCTTCGAGCTTGCACTGATGGCCTTGATAACCCCAAAAAAGCAAAGGCACAGATAAGTACAACTGCAACAACTCCAACAACGATAGGTTCGGTGCGATTCATTTCACTTTACCTTCGGTGGATTCCACTGTCTTGCAACAGTAAGGATTGAAGAGATTGCAGAACGCAACGGCTTACCTGCAGTCATAGATTCTACGACTTGCCAGCACGCCCATTTGCATAGATCATCAAACGACCAGTCGTCCAGATCCTTTTCTGTGTTTACAGGAGCACTCACTTGATTTCCTTTGAGCTATTTGCAACAGACTTATCGTAACGACGTTCTTGGAAGCGTGGCAGGAACAAAGAATCCACGCCAACACGGGTTCTGCTCGAAATACGCTCGTTGTAAAGGACAGTGACAATGCCGCCCATCCAACTGTCGATATCGCGAGTGATCTCTGCACGCAAATCGTCTGAGAATCCACTGATTGCAGTTTCTACAAGACGATCACTGGATGCACAGATCAAACTACCGACCATTCCGACAAACTTGCCTTCACCGGGGTTCCAGCCAATGACTTCGAGGTCAGCATCCTTCTCGGCCTTGAACTTAACCAAGTGCTTGCTGCGGGTATCTTCCCACAGACCACAGAAGTTCTTCAGAATGGTACCTTCTTCGCCTGCTGCGAGCATTTCATTGAAGTGGGAAACTGCTTCATCCAGATTATTGACAATCTTGTATGGAATCAGGCGGAACTTCAACGCACCGTGCGTCAACTTGTGCGCGGTGTAATCAGCACTGGTGGTAATCTGTTGCATTGCGGCAACAAGCTTCAGGAAACGCTTGTCATACGTTTCTGCAGACTTGCGTGCGAAGAATTCAGACAGCGGGAATGCATCCCACACCTGGAATCTCACCATCTTAGCTTCTGCATCGCTAATCGTGCCCTTGATGGCTTTGTTAATGATGCCGTTACCAGTCTTGCGATCGATAATGTTCTCGTTTGCATCCACAACAACGAATTCGCCGTCGTAGAACATATTAACTCCGTAATGCGCAGAAACATACAGCGCATCTTCGTCCATGTAACCCAACAAATCAATTGCACGACCAGAACGACCACACAGAGTAACCTTGCCATTCTGGACAAGTGCATTTGCACGCAGGCCGTCAGCTTTTAGTTGACTGAATGCCTGATAGGTGATGTTTTTGACGTTCTTCTCGTCGTAGGGACGAGCAAGCAGGCAGGGATAAGTGGGAATGAAGTCGGGGATTACCGAGTTGACCGTACCATCTCCAGCACCGCAACGCAAATCCTTGCCAATAATGCGCTCAACAACAGTAGCATCATCAGCGGAAAGCTGACTGAGAACACTGCGTAGATGCTCAATCCCTGCGCCACCTGTGAATTGTCTCGAAGAAAGCTTTTCAAGTTCAACCAGTGCCCAGTCGAGGGTCTGCCCGCCTTTTGCGTCATAAGCAGGGATCTTCCTGATGAAAAAGTTCACATACGGATCGAGTGCAAGTTTTGCAACCGTACGGAACTGTTGATTGTCCTTGTATTTCCCGATAACTGCGATCTTGTGACCGCGTTTGGTATCGGAATTGATTTCTTCGAGGATTTGTAGAATGTTTATCATACTCTTAGTATAAGCTAGACCACAGTCTGCGTCAAGTGGTTGATTTCAGTTCTTTTTCTAATATATAATCAGCCATCTCCGGGAGAAGAGTTAGATACATCCTGTCGTGATGTGGTTCGCAATACGACCGTCCATATATGGTCGGATGGCGGCAGCACTCTCCTTCTCCGATCCATACACATACTTTATTTTCTTTCTCTTCATCCATTTTATTGTTCGCGCCCCATGATGTAACACTTCAAACCATCGACCTACCAGTTACAAGCTGGCCACTCTAAGTGTAACTAGAACAATATTAAGCCGGCGGCGCCGCCTTGTGTTTAGAGATCATTCGTATTTCTGAGCTAATGAGGCATGCTCAGTATAGCAGAATTATTCGATATCCTCAATGTGCTCCAAAATAATTCTGTCGTAATCATTTTTTACTGCGTATTCGATGACTTCTGCAAGGACAACTTCGTCGTCCAACGAAGCATACCATAAAACCTTGCCATAGTCGACATTATTGAATCCAGAAAGAACTTTCTTGGATGTTTCGAGGTAGTTTTCGTATGAACCAAACTCCTCTGTATA